AAGAACAGAGTCCACGGTGTACATGTACCTGAGTCGGCATGGGCTGAACCCGTCTAAGTCCAGAAAGCGGCCGGAGCTGGGCATAGGATCCTGGAGAATCAAACAGGCCCGCAATAAGGCCCGTGTCGGTAGCCGAATCCGCGTCAAAAGCGTGAAGACGGTAGTGCTTGGAGATGAAAATGCGAAGCTGATCAGCGTGCCGGTTTTGGCCCGCGTGATATCCACGGCAAGCAAGTATTTCTGCCTGGTGGAGCTGCCGAGCGGTACCCGGGAGTGCATCCTGTGGATTGATATGGTCGGCGAGAGCCTGGACAGATACTGAGGGAGAGGAACATGGAGGAAGAGAGAAGCATTGCTGTGGAAGTACAGCAGGATGAATGTGAAGATTACGCGGTTGATGTTACGACCGCGAGCAGCTGGTATAAAAATGTGAGTTACGATGATGCGAAGATCTTTATCCGGACAAACATCGAATCGGCGGCACGGAGCTTTATTGCCATCGGATATTATCTCAAACTTATTCGGGACGGCGAGCTGTACCGCGAGGAGGGGCATGAGAACATCTGGGATTTTGCAATGGCGGAGTACGGTATCAGCAAATCTACAGCATCGCGGTATATGAGCATGAATGACCGGTTCTCCCTGGACGGCAACAGTCCGATCGTGGACCAGAAATACAAGGACTTTGAGAAGTCGAAGCTGCAGGAGATGTTATCCCTTACGGATGAGCAGCTGGAACAGGTAACGCCGGAAATGAGGGTCCAGGAGATCCGGGCCATGCGGCAGCCGAAGGAAATCCCGTACTTTGAACTGGAGGGACAGATGGATCTGGAAACAGACTTTCCGGAAATCATGCCGGAAGCACCGACGGCGCCGATGGTGACTCAGCCGGCTACGATCCAGACAACAATGACTCTGGAGGAGATGATGGGCGGGGAGGAGTTGGGAGAGCAGCCAGAAAAGTTATCTGCCTATGGTACACCGAAAAGAGTTTATCCGGAAGGCAGTTTACTGACAGAGCCAAACTGTGAAGGTGGACATTATTGTTTTTCCTGCGCGAAGATGGAGTGTGGTATCCGTGAAAAAGATCGTCAGTGCTGGTATGCACCGTGCGGGAATCCATTTTCTTGCGAGATTGTTGTGGATGGAGATTTGGATTTATTAACAGAGCAGTTGGGTGACAGCTGTCAGTTTGTCAATCATGATTTGGCGTACCATTATCCGGGCAACGGAGAGGCGGCACCGTGCTGTTGCCGGTGTAAAAATCCGTGCGAATGGGCATGTGAGAGGGCAACCGCAGAAAAAGGAGAGAAAGAGGTTGTTGCGACATCGCAACAGGAAACACCATCGACGGTTTTGGAGACCGATGCTCAGCCCGCTGCCAATAATCAGGAATCCGCTGCCGAAAAGCAGCGTTCCGGGAAGTGCCTGCATAATCTGCTGTATGATTGCAGCCTGGCAGATGAGGATAAGGTTATCCCGGGAACCGGCGAGGGTTGTACAAATTGTTGTTGCTGGGAGTGCTCAAAACACGGAGACTGCATACTGGAGTGCTATGCTTCAAAACGGCGGGAAGTGTTTGAGGATGATGCCGATCAGAAAGAGGAGCCAGAGCCTGTGCCGGAGTATGATCGGGAATTACTGACCGGGATGATTTTTGATCAGAAGAGCCAGCTGGAGCAAATGGGGGATGGCTGGAAACGGAATGTGCCGCAGGCGTATACCAAACACCGCATGATGTTGAGGGCGTATGAGATGCTGTTGGAGGAGCGGGATGCAGCTGATCAGGAGCAGGAAGTGGTTGTGCAGCCGGAGCTGCCAGTGCTAAGAAACAACGACCAACGGGCGGCCTTTATTGACAATTATGAGTCCTGGCCGTTGTGGATCGAGACTCAGGAGACTGGAGAACGGTATTATCGGTATGATTTGTCCGATGGGACAAGCTTTGTGATTCGGACATATCACTACATGCAGCCAGATTATGTGTCTGGCATTGGAGTTCGTTATACAGAGGGCTACGGAGCAAATGAGCAGTATATCTTGGAGCCGGGAAAGTTCTTCCGAAATTGTCAGAGTAATCGATCATCCATGATTGAGAAATTGAAGGAATTGCAGAAAGGGGAAAAGAATGATTTGCAAAGACTGCAGTTATAAAGAATTTCATGACGGGAACGGAAGGCCGGGGGCAGGATGGAGGTGAGATGGAATGGCGAAAAAGTTATTAAAACAGCTTGGCACGATTCTGAGTTATGCTGCAGCACTGATCTTTATAGGCATGTGTCTTGGTATTGGCTTCATGGAGGGCTCACTGCTTGCTGTGAAGATGCTGAGTAACATGTAAGAGAAGCGGATGAGTTGGAGGAGGTGAATCCATTGGACAAGCAGATTTTGAAAGATTACATAGATGCCTGCGCCCAGGTCAAAGAGACCAAGGAAGCGCTGTTGAAACTTCGCAAGGCCAAGAAGCGGCGGGAACTGGATGCGGTGAAAGGATCCTCACATGAGTTCCCTTATACGGCTCAGACCTTCCATATCGAGGGGATTGCATATCCGTTGGTACAGGATCCGGGAGAGGAGGACCGCTTGGAGGAGATTCTGCGGGAGCGGCTGAGGAATGCAGAGCGCATCAAGCACGATGTGGAAGCGTGGCTTAATACCATACCGATGCGGATGCAGCGGATTATCAAGTATAAGATCTTCGAAGATCTTACATGGGCAGAAGTGGCGAAGCGTATGGGACGTAAGGCAACGGAGCTGAGCGTAAAGAAAGAATATCAGAGATTTATGGATGCGGCTTAAAGTTTGTCCCAAATGTCACACATGTCACGATTGAAAATGTTATAGTGTAGCATGAAGCCAAAGGCGTACAGCTGGCGGCTTCCTCCATGTGAATATGCTTCCAGCTAGGTGTTACAGCTTGGCTGGGGATTTGGTTCGCAGCTACCGATTACAAACAGCTGCAGCGCAGTTCCCCGACTGCGCACAATATCGCGAGGTAGAGCAGTCTGGCAAGCTCGTCGGGTTCATACCCCGAAGGTCGCAGGTTCAAATCCTGCCTTCGCTATTTGTCGAGAAAGAATTATAAACCAGTTGGGCAGTGGAAACACTGTTCAGAGAGCACCTGTCGCGAGATGGGTGCTTTTTGTTATGCCAATTTTCGTACGGCGCACACGGCACCAGATGCAACACCTCCGAGAGGCAACACCAGGCTGTCTCCTATGGTGCCGGTGGGATCGTATTTGGAAAGCGAGGTGAACTCGGATGACTGAAAAACAGAAAATCTTTGCAGACGAATATCTGATTGACCTGAATGCCACCCGGGCTTACAAGGTTGCATATCCACGGGTCAAAAATGATGAGGTAGCTGCGGCTGCAGCTGCCAGATTGTTAAGAAATGTTAAGGTTGCCGCCTACATCTCTGAGCGCATGCAGGAGCGGCAGAAACGGACCGAGGTTACCCAGGACAGGGTAATCGAGGAACTGGCTGCTATTGCCTTTGCGAAAGCTACGGATTTCGCCCAAATTGTAAATGGCAATGTGGTCCTGACGGATACAGCAGATCTGACGGAGAGCCAGATCAGGGCCATTGCCGGAATTAAAGAGGGCAAGTTCGGCATCGAGCTGAAGCTGAATGACAAGGAGAAGGCTCTGGAGCTTCTGGGGCGCCATCTTGGTATGTTTAAGGACAAGCTGGAGGTCTCCGGCCTGGATGAGGAGAAGAATAAGCTGGACGACATCCTGCAGCAGATGCGAGGTGGTGGATAGTGAGCACGGAGCGTTTACTTCTGTCGGACAAGTACAAAGCCTTTCTTCGCTGTGACGCTCCGGTGGAGTTCCTGGAGGGAACCACTGCTGCCGGAAAGACTACGGTAGGGCTTTTTAAGTTCATGCTTAAAGTGGCAGAGTCACCGAAGAAGCTACATATCATTGCAGCTAAGGATACCGGAACTGCCGAGAAGAATATCATCAACAAGGACCTTGGTATCGTGGATGATTTTGGTGTACTGGTTGAGTATAACGGTAACGGCACCAAGGATGATAAAATTCCTCACATCCTGTTCCATACGTCCGGTGGGGACAAGGTCATTTATGTGATGGGCTATGGCGACAAGAAAAAGTGGCAGAAGGCCCTTGGCGGTCAGTATGGCTGCCTGTATATCGATGAGATTAACACCGCGGACATTGACTTTGTCCGTGAGGCTGCCATGCGGTGCGATTACCTCATGGCCACGCTAAACCCGGACGATCCGTCACTGGATGTGTACAAGGAGTACATCAACTGCAGCAGACCGCTTCCAGAGTGGGAAGCAGAGACACCACAGGAAATTAAAGATGAACTGAGAGAGGAACCAAAGCCCGGCTGGGTGCATTGGTTCTTTTCTTTTGTGCATAACCTGGGACTTCCGAAAGAGAAACTGGATAAGATCCTGGCAAACACTCCGAAAGGAACAAAGATCTGGAAGAACAAGATCCTGGGGCTGCGTGGTAAGGCAACCGGCCTGGTGTTTCCAAACTTTGACCGGAAAAAGCATGTTATTACTGCGGCATGGGTGAAATCAGAAGTGGAAGCGGGACGGATCCAGTGGAAGAAGTTTACCTGCGGAATGGATACGGCATATTCCAGTAAGTCTCCGGATACGATCGCGATGCTTTTCCAGGGAATCACAACGGACCGACGTCTGATCACGCTGACTGAGAAGGTTTACAACAACGCAGACCTGGAAAATCCGATTGCGCCAAGTGACACGGTGGTAAAACTCATTGATTTTCTGGAGCAGTGCCGGAAGAAGTGGGGCTTTGCCAAGGACGTTTATATTGACAATGCCGACCAGGCAACTATGACGGAGCTGAAAAAGTATAAGCGGCTGCATAGCTGTCTTTACAATTTCTGGGATGCGTATAAGAAATTGACTATTCTGGACCGAATCAAGCTGCAGCTTGGCTGGATCCAGCAGGGCTGCTATCTGGTGGTTGATGAGTGCCCGGAGCATCTGGCTGAGCTTGATAAGTACAGTTGGAAAGAAGATAAGGACGAACCGGAAGACCGGAACGACCATACGATAAACGCAAATCAGTACGCATGGATCCCGTACCGGTCCATGATAGGTTTTGAGGAGGATAAGCAGAAATGAGGTGGCTGGAAAAGATGGGTGACAATATTCGCCGAGGCGTAAAAAGCTGGCTGCAGATAGATTCAGCGGCGCCGTACAGCATCCAGATCAGGGAGATGATGGACTTTGAGACCAATGCCATCCGCAACCGGATCTGGTATCGTGGTGACGGCAATGAACTGGAACAGCTTTACGGAACTCTGAAGGATTATGCTGATAAATACAAATTCTGGGCCTGCAAGAGTACGCCTGGCATTGAGATGCGCAAGATCCATACGGGACTCCCACAGCTTATCGTGAAGGTGCTGACGGCTATTGTGTTGTCGGACATGAATGACTTCGATTTTGACAGTGGCAAACAGGGCAAGATCTGGGAAGCCATCGAGGAGCAGAATGGATTCAGAAAAAAGATGGAAAAGGCGCTGAAAGAAATCCTGTACATCGGAGACGGAGCTTTCAAGGTGACGATTGACACTGCAGTGAGCAAGTACCCGATCCTGGAATGGTATCCGGGAGACCGGGTTGAAATGGTCTATCGGCGCGACTGGCTGCGCGAAGTGATTTTCAAGACGCCGTACAGTGCCAAGGGTCGGCGGTATGTGCTCAATGAGCGCTACGGGTACGGCTATATTATCAACGAACTGTATCTGGATGAGAAGCTGGTAGATCTGAAGGTTCTGGATCAGACTAAAGACCTGCAGGACTGGCGGTTTGATGAGAAGACCATCCTAGCTGTACCGATTCATGTGTATGAGTCCGCGAAGTATGAGGGCCGCGGCGGATCCATCTATGACGGTAAGCTAGATAACTTTGATGCCTTTGATGAAGTGTGGTCCCAGTGGATGGATGCGGTTCGGGCAGGCAGGGCAAGAACGTATGTGCCGGACTGCCTGGTACCCAAAGACCCGATGACTGGTGAGCCAATGAGGCCGAATCCATTTGATAACCGTTTCTTCGCCGGAGATAACAACATGGATGAAAAGGGAGAAAATAAAGTACAGACCGATCAACCGGTTATCCCACATGACAGTTACCTGGCATCTTATGTGACGGCGCTGGATCTGTGCCTGCAGGGCATCATCAGTCCAAGCACTCTTGGCATCGACACGAAGAAACTGGATAATGCAGATGCGCAGAGAGAAAAGGAAAAGACCACGCTGTATACCAGAAACGCGATTGTGGAAGCTTTGCAGGAAACACTTCCGAAGGTGGTAAGCGCTGCGATTAATGCTTACAACATTCTGATCAGACAGCCGGTGGAAGAGGTGAAGGTAGATATTCCTTTTGGAGAATACGCAAATCCATCATTTGAGAGCCAGGTGGAGACCATGGCAAAAGCGCGTCCAGGTGTGGCACTGATGAGCGTAGAAGCCCAGGTGGAAGAACTTTACGGTGATTCCAGGGATGAGCAGTGGAAGCAGGAAGAAATTGCCCGCCTGAAGGCAGAGCAGGGTATTACAGAGGTAGAAGAACCTGGAGTCAATATGGCTGCCGGGCTTTTTAATGTTAATCTGGGAGGTGACGGAGATGCAGGTGAAGGTGATGAACCGAGTGTACAGAATGAGCCAGGAGGAGTACCAAGGGCTGTTAAAGATGGCAAGTGATCAGGTACCGTTTGGCGTGTACGCTATCGAGAAAAAAGGATACGCGGAACTCCGGAATGACAAATGCAAGAGCATGAGCCAGTTAAAAAAGCTGATTCGCGGATTCAAGGCGCAGGGATTCAAGGTACTCTCAAACGACGGCCAGATACTGCAGCCTGCAGGACAGGATGCTATGGAAGGGGCGCTGATGAGTGCAACCTGATGAGTACGATCTTGCTGAGGCCTTCCGGCGCATCGAGAACGAACTGATTGCATCCATGATCCGGAACCTGGACCGGCACAGGGCGGAAGAGACCAAGGAAGGTTACAACTGGTCCATGTGGCAGGTGGAACAGCTGAAAGCCCTGGAAAAGTACAAGCGGAAGAACCAGAAGAAGTACCAAAAGCAGTTTAAGAGCATCAACAGTCAGATTGAGCATCTGATCCGGCAGGCACGCATGAAAGGCAATATGAAGCAGGAAATCAGAATCTTGCAGGCTATCAGGAAAGGATGGAAGACCCACGGCAGGAACGGGACACCGGCGCATGATGCAATGACGGCAGAGTTCTTTAAACTGAATGACCGGAAGTTGAATGCGCTGATCGAAGCCACTACGCACGATATGGAAGCTGCAGAAACGGCAGTGCTCCGGAAGGCCAATGACGATTATCGAAAAGCTATCTTTAACGCCCAGGTCTATGCCAATACGGGCGCGGGGACCTATGAAAAGGCTGTAGACATGGCCACGAAGGATATGCTGTCCCGGGGGCTTAACTGTGTGATGTATGCCAATGGAGCACGGCACACTCTGGCTGATTATGCGGATATGGCAATCCGAACAGCCAGTAAGCGTGCCTACCTGCAGGGTGAGGGCGAGAAGCGGCAGGAATGGGGCATTGCAACGGTCATCATGGCCAAACGAGGGAACCCATGTCCGAAGTGCCTGCCCTTTGTCGGCAAGGTGCTGATTGATGATGTGTGGAGCGGTGGCAGCAAGGATGGTGTGGATCCGGAGACCGGAAAACGCTATCCGCTTATGAGCTACGCCATCAGCAAGGGTCTTTACCATCCTCGGTGCAAAGATTCGCACACTACATATTTCCCCGGCATCTCTACGGCAGATGATACCTGGACGAAGGAAGAACTGGAAACGATCGGGCAGCAGAGTAAAGATGAAGCCAGGCAGCAGTATGTAGCCAGACAGATACAAAAATATGACAGGCTGGCAAAGTATTCGCTGGATGCGGATAATAAGCAGACTTACAGTGACAAGGTGGCAGAATTAAAAACTGTTGCAAAAGAGTCGGAAGATGATACAATGGATCTATCATTAGATGATCAAAGAGTGATTTTATCATATAAAAGTTTTGAGTCATTTACAATCAATGATGTTCTGAGGAGAATGACGAGCATGGATGATTTGACTCAGGAACAGAAGAAATTTGTATCTGATTTAGACAACGCTTTGAATAAAGTACCAACATATGAAGGGACATTGATACGGACAGTTGATTTTTCTGATTATCAGGATGCTGCCGATCGAGAACTCGAATTTGTGTCTGAATTTATTCCAGGAAAGAAAATTGAAATCCCACAGTACTGGAGCACATCGAAACGAGAAGGCTATAACGATGATGCAAAGATAAGGATCTACATTGAAGATTCTCGAAAAGGTAGAGATATTAGTTCAATTGGCTTGGATGAGAGCGAAGTGCTTTATGAGAGAAAAAATAAATTTACTGTTATTGCAAAAGTATTTCAGGATAACATGTGGCAAATATTGCTGAGGGAGGAATGATTGTGGCATACGAGGATATTTACAAAGGATTAACGGAAGAAGAACGACTTCGAATGCTTAAAGCGGATATTCCTAAACCGGTAGTAATTGGAGAAGCGAATTTGACACAAGAAGAGATTAAAGCAGGAGAGGAAACGCTGAAAAAGCTTGTAAGACTTTCCAAGCGGGCTAAAAGAGAAAAAAGAGATATCTTATTGACGAAAGAAGAAATAGATAAGGAATAATACCACCAGTCAGTAGGCCGGTGGTATTTTTGTACTCATTTTTAGAAAGGGATGAATGATATGAAAAATAAAATTTTAGTTTTTATGGTAGCTTTTTGTGTGGCCCTGGGGGCATCTGGCTGTTCTTCTTCTACCGCATCCACGGTAAATCACAACCTGTCCAAAGATGCAAATGAATTTAACGTATATCGTAGAATAACAGTCACAAATGCAAGAACCGATACGGTTATGCTCCAGGCTGAGGGTTACATGGCACTCAGCAACAATAGCTCCAATGAACTGGTTGTAACGATTAAAACAGGACAGGATCAGTATTACAAAGATTATATTTATTTGAATGACTGGACCTGTTATGTAATGGAGCAAACAGAGCCAAAAGGAACAGATAAATATCATTATGAACTGGTATTTTACCCGGAAAGACTGATTCCGAGCGTTGAAATTAAATAAGGCATATCGTTGCGACATCGCAACAGTAGGAAGGTGAGCACATGAATGTATTAACCTGGTTCCGGCAGCATTATTGCCGGCACAGCTACCGCAAGCATTGGAGCTGGGCATCTGGCCCGCATGACGGGTATGTAAAGCGCTGTCCAAAGTTCGGAAAG